ACAAGAACTTGAACTGGTTTAACCACTTGAAGACCATTTACGATGTTGTGACGGATGAACTTTCTGTAAGTAATGATGAATCGGTTGTATTTACCATTTGGATCTACAGTTGTGTTGCTAGGAATATATCGCAATACTTCACTAGGATTTCCAACTGGAGCAGCCCAAGCAACAGCATCAGTAACAACTGAACCAGCAGGAGCATTGATTGTCAATGGACCAAATCCAGCATCGTTACAAGTAATTGTAATAACACCAGCTCCGTTTCCAACAGCTGTAAAGTAAGCATTAACGTCAGCATTGATACGATCAACCAATAAAGTCTCTAAATCAGACAAAGCAGCAGGATTAGGAAGGCCTACATTGTAGGTACGAGTTTGGTAGATAGCACCTGATTCTTTACCACCTCCGAAGAAGTTTTGTACGTATGGAGCATAAACAGTCAATGTGTAAGTTCCGTTGTTAACGATTGTAACACCAGTTAAATCTACATCAACTACGTTAGCAGTTCCTGCACTCCAAGCATCATACTTAAAGTTAACCCAATCAGTTGCTTTAAGCGTTAACGCATCACTACCAGCTTCATCAAGGATAGTCAAAATCCCAGAAGCCAATACATTGTCAGCTCCATCTACTGGAGTGTTCAAAACTACGACTGCATCTACGTCTAGTTTTGGTAATTGAAAAGTAATCATAATAAATTGTTTTTAATACACTGAACTAAGTTCTGTGTGGTAGTTAGTAAAAAATTAACATCACCTCACTGTGAATCTTTGGCAAAAATAATAAAAATTTCATACAAAAATTTATGGGTTTGGGTTTGTTTCTTTTTTTTTCTTTTCTTTTTGGTAGTGTATATGAGATATATATATTTATATATATATCGAAATATATACTACTTTTTCTTTCTTTCTTTTGGTTCTTTTCTTTCTTTCTTTCTTTTTCTTTTCTTTTTTTTTCTTTATTTAATTTTTTTCTTGGAAATTAAAAAAATGTATTTAACTTTGTCTTGTGTTAGGAACCACAAAAGACTTTTATTCGACTAAATAAACTAAGCCCCCTCTCTCCATATCCTAACGCACCGAGGGGGTTTTTAAAAATTGTGATATGGAACACTTCAAAGTTGTGTGCGTAAACGACAAAGCAAAGCCATCTGATTACTTCGGCGAATGGATCGAAAAAGGAGAGATCTATACAGTTATTGATGCTAAATACTTAGCTAGACAACGAATGACTATTGGCTATAAGCTAGAAGAAATTTATATGTCTGCTGAATCCCCATATCAATATTTCTTATCAAATAGATTTAGGCCTTATACAGAAGAAGATGCTATGCTAGAGTATGCATTGGAAGAATTATTAGAAGAAACTTACGAAGAAACATTGTAATGGTAGAGATATTCCAGGAATTAGAAAAGTTTAATGGCATTGAATTCAATGAAGAAGCCCATTTATATCATTATGATGGTCAACTATGCACTTCTGTTACTTCGGTTATTGGCAGATACAAAGAACCATTCGATACAGAAAAGATTGCAACTACTTATGCTGTAAAAAGAGGCCTTAGTGTGTTTGATGTTATAGCAGAATGGGAAGAAAAGAAGATTGCGTCCTGCGATAAAGGAAGTCATGTACATAAATACGCTGAATTAAAGTTTGCTTGTAAGAAATACGAAGTGGATTCAGAAGAGATGTCTGAAATATTACATAAATGCTTCAAAATTATAGATTCTTTTTACAATGACTGCAAAGGAAAGCTAATACCTATACGTTCTGAGTTGGTTATAGGTGATAAACAGCGCAGATTATGTGGAATGATAGACCAATTATTCTATAATGTTAAGGCTAAAGAGTTCCAGATATGGGATTACAAGACAAATAAGGAGATTAAGTTAAAGAATGATTACAAAAAGCGAATGCTTAATGAATTATGGCATTTGGATGAGTGTGAGTTTAACACATACTCCTTACAATTAGGTCTTTACAAGAAAATTATTGAGGAAAATACCAATATTAAGATTGGAAGTTCATATATTTGTTGGGTGAACGAGGTAAATGATACGTATAAGCCGATGAAAGTAGCGAATATGGACAGCGAAATAAACAAAATCTGGTCTGCATTGGCTGCATGAGTACCTCGTCTAAATACTCAAGCAATAAGTTAAAGCAAGTCATTGAAAATGGCACTCAGCATTTTGTCACTAAGTCATTTATAACAGCAGCATTCGATTACGATCACTACATTACAGAGTATCACCTATATTGGTATAATGCAAATAAGGGAGTATTTGAAGATATGCATTGCTATCAGCAGATGTCGTTCAAGCAATTAAATAATAAAGAGCAGAAATACTTTAAGTCAATAGAAAATCAATACAATAAAGTTATTGATAGCAGGCATGGGGTAGTATGGGAAAATAAAAAACTAGGATTTAATAAAACCCTAGTTCAAATAACTCAATTAAGTTTATTTTAGTTATATACTCTTATTTCTATTGGAATTGTTGTTTGATTAAAATAAGATAAATCTACTTTTGTGAAAGTTTCATCATAAAAATAAGTATATATTACTCCATCTGGTTCATATAAATAAAATGTGTAATATCCTGTAACATTAGAACCATCAGCAATTGACATATGTGTAATATTACTCTGGTAAATATTACCAAATCCAGTTATAAATGTTTTATTTATATTAAATCCTTCAGGAATAATAATTCCATATTCTCCAGGACCAAAATCTCTTGAAAATGTAACATTGCCCAAGGTATTTTCCAATACCGTAGCAACTGGGGCATCAGTTCCAGATTGAGTTAATAAAGCTGTATATACTTTATAAGCAGGGGCAGGAGTATTGTTTGCCTTCTCAACTAAATAAGCAACATCCTCAATGATATTAGTCTCCATTGAGTTATCTTTATTACCGAACTTCTTTTGATACGATTTTTGAATATATGTCATGACTTTTTTTTCTACAAATATATACTTTATTCTAATTCAATATTTTTAGTATCCTGCCAGTTTTTGCGTCTACCCTTGCTAGCTTCATTCTGAAGTTTGTCTCAGCTGATTGAACATAGCGAGTTATAATATGCTTATCTAGAGACTCTCCCTTTATATTCTCTGGTTCATATTTAGCATGGGCCTGTGCATTGATATACGCAAAGGTTATAGCGAATATAGCATCATCATAGTCATATCTAGTATCTGCTGCCTGGTATCTCGTTTGTCTATGGTTAGTAGTAGTCTTTAAATCCTTTTCTACAAAGGTTTTTAACTGCTCCCATATCCATGGCACATCAATATTGCTAGCATACGCATCTATCATCTCTTCAGTTTTGGCAATAATCCTAGGAGCCGTATTTGCCTTATTTGATATTCCAAACCATTTCCCTCCATACGTATGGAAGTATTCTGGCAATTGCGTATTAGCCGTGAACTTAGTTTTGAATCCATGTATCTCCTGGAAGTCTACGTGCATATCCCCAATGTTGTTCTCCACAAGTTCCTTAACCCCTCCTCTTCTTTGTTGGTCGTAGTATAAGCTTTGCAATAGCACCTGCAAATACGTATACTTAAACTTCTTGTCTCTATGGAAAACTACAGAAGCTACAGAGTTAGTCAAGCTATCCCATATAGCACTACACATCATGGAGTGTCCAGTCTCAGAGTTAATAGGGTCAGTTCCTTGATACCACCGATTCTTCCATACTTCATTATCTGGAGGGTGGTTTATCACAACAGCTGAGGTAGATACATCTTCTCTTCCTTTTGTTGGAATCCATCGAGCTCCAATGATTCTATATTCAGTAATTAAGTCTGGTGTTGGCTGTGAATGGTCCATTATAGGTTCAAAGTACCCATACTCTATTGGAATATCCCTACCATAAATCTCATTTAGTCTTTGATTACAGATATGTATCGGCACAAGAGTTCTTGCTTTCCGTAAGAACATATCATCGATTGTGATCGGGTAATGTTGGTGGAACTGGACTTTGGCGATTTCTCCTTTCTTAGTTCCTTCCAATGCCAGGTATGCCTTACGTTCATTGTTGATGTGCTCATCATTGACTCCTCTTCTGGCGTAAGCGTTAAAAAATAGTGGTATGATTCCATATTCATAGTTTCTTTCTTTCCATTGTTGCAAACACATTTTAAATTCTGCCTCAAATACAGATCCTCCCTTATCCATTTCCCCTCCAGTTCCCCAAGCGATAAACTGCTGTTGCATAGTCATCTTCTTAGTTTCTGGATTGTACTTAAATAAAGCAGGTCTACCTTCCCTCATCATCTCTCCAAAGATGTCGAATAGACCAATCTCATCAATGAATACAGCTGATGGAGATCCACCATTGATAGCATCTACCTGTG